GTGGTGTAAGGAGCACCGCTGCATACGCTTTTTACTTCGGCGATGCCAGTAGTCGGAGGTTTTTCATTCCCCAGCGATCCCGGGATCAGGGCCGGGCGCCGCCTTTCGCTTTCATTTCTTTGTCACTCCTTTCTAAAAGATAGTTGTTAAAACCCGGGGAGACCGTCAGACGCATGTGCTGGCGGTCTTCTTCGTATGCAGGAGAAGGCGGTGGAAGCATGAGTAAGCGCAACCCCCGGAGCGCTAACGGGAACCTGAGGCGTAAGAACCGGGCAAGGCTGAGAGCGATCGGCGGCCCCTGCGGCATATGCCGGGGCAGGCTCGGTCCGATCCATTACGACGAGCCCAGCGACGCGCGGCATCCGCTCTCGTTTGTTGTGGACGAGATAAGGCCCGTCAGCCGGTGGCGCGAGTTCGGATACGACAGCCCGGAGGCGGCCGCCAATGACTGGGAGAACCTCCAGGCGGCGCACTGGTGCTGCAACGCCGCAAAAGGCAACAAAATTAATGCTTGTATTGGTGGCGGCTCGCGGGGCCGCTTCCCAAAAGTAACAGATGGCGACTGGTAACCCGGCAGGGTGGGCAGGAGGCCCCCAGGAGGGCCGCAAGGCGCCCCACACGGTCCAGCGCCGATTTACCCACGAAGAGAAAAACACCAAGGGAGGAGGCGGCTCAGATGCTGTCAGAGAAGACCGAAGCGTCGAGGCTCGACCAGCTCAGAGAGCTGCTGGAGATCCTCGCGGAATCCATCGACCAGAAGCCCGGCGCGCGTGATCTCGCGTCACTGTCCAAGCAGTACCGGGAAACGGTCAGGGAGATAGAAGAGCTAGAGGGAGCAGGTGATCAGGATGACGAGATCGGCGAGATCCTCGGCGCGAGATGCGCTGATGGGAAGCCAGGAGCCGTGCGCAAGAGTCGTACCACCGTACGATGAGAGCGACGGCATGGACGTCGAGAGGATCCTGCGCATCGGCGGCCTCAGACTCGATGAGTGGCAGGCGGCTGTCCTCGATGACTGGATGGCCCGCGCCCCGTCCGGGCGGTGGGCGTGTCCGACCTGCGGCGGCTCAGTTCCGCGGCAGAACGGCAAAAGCCTGCTGGTGCAAGGCCGCGCGATTGGCGGCATGCTCATGCTTAACGAACAAGTGATATATACAGCGCATCTGCAGAAGACGGCCACGGAGACGTTCGAAGAGATGCGCGATTTTTTTGAAGGCACGAAGATCGCCCCGCACGTGGCCGAGATCAAGACCGCGCTCGGACGCGAGTCTATCATCCTGAAGAACGGCGCCCGCATTAAATTTCTGGCCCGCACGCGCAACGGCGGCCGCGGTCAGCATGGCGACCTGCTGATCTTCGATGAAGCCCAGGAGCTGAGCAGTGAGAGCCAGGCATCTTTTCTGCCCGCAATCTCCGCCAGCCTTAACCCTCAGACAGTCTATGTCGGCACCCCGCCAGACCCAACAGCCGCGGGCACTGTGTTTCGTGGCATCCGGCAGAAGGCGCTGGATGGCAAGACCAGCCGCGCGGCGTGGTTCGAGTTCAGCGTTGACGAGATCGGCGACGTTCACGACCGGCAGAGGTGGGCAGACACCAACCCCGCGCTCGGTCGCAGGATACTGCCCAGCACCATCGAGGGCGAGGTCGAGCAGATGGATGCTGACACATTCGCCCGCGAGCGGCTGGGCTGGTGGTCGCCTGTCGCGGTCCAAAAGGTCGAGCTGGCCATTGACGGGCAGGCGTGGGCGGCTTGTGCATCTGAGGCTCTGAAGCCGCAGGGCAAGACGGCGTACGGCGTCAAGTTTTCCGCTGACGGCTCGGAGGTCGTCCTGTGCGGCGCTGTGTGCCCCTCAGACGGCCCCGCGCGTATCAGCCTGATAGACAGGCGGTCGACTTCCCGAGGCATCCGCTGGCTCGTTGAATGGCTTAACGAGCGCTACCGGCAGGCAGCCTGCGTGGTCATCGATGGCCGCAACGGCGTTGACCTGCTTGTCGACCGAATCGCCGAAGTGTGGCGGATTAAGGGCTCTATCGTGAGGCCGTCCGCCAAGGATATGGTGGCGGCCGTCAGCCTGCTCTCTGATGAGCTCAGCGAGCGCACAGTAACATGGTATAAGCCGGATGCAGACTTGAACGACTCGGCCACCACATCCACCAAGAGAAGCATAGCTGGCGGCTGGGGCATCGGCGGCGACAATGCCGGGCCGATCGAAGCCTGCGCGCTTGCTCTGTGGGGCTGTCGGACGTCGAAGCGCGACCCGGCCCGCAAGATGCGTATAGGATAGAGGTTTAGCCGCCCTCGCACTCTGGGGCGCACACTTACAGGAGGTGCAACATGCAGTTAACTGCAGAGATGGCCAGGGCGCAGGGGCTCGGGCCGGATGAGATCGAGATGCTCTGCGAGCTCGTGGAAGTCTTCAACTACCACGAGAGCCGGAACGTCATAAAAGAGAAGTATTACGAAGGGCACGTAACCCTCGGAGACGTCAACCTCGGCATCGCCCTGCCGGATGGCCTGCGCGGCCTTGAGATCGGCTGCGACTGGGGTGCCAAAGCCGTGGACGTGCTCGCGGGGCGGTCAATGTTTGACGGCTATGTCAGCGAAGGCGGCGAGGATGCCACTGCCCTTGCGGCAATTATGACAGCGAACCGCCTGAGAACGGAGTACGCCAAGGCCTGCCGCGACGAGTTGAAATACGGCTGTACGTTCGCCACACTGTCCGCCGATGATGAGGTCGGGTGTCGCATCCGCTTTCACTCTCCCAAGATGGCCGCGGCTCTGTGGGACGGTGAGAAAGGCAGGATACGGTGCGGCCTTGCGGTCATCGACACCGTGCGCGACGAGTCCGACAAGGGCACGTGGAAGCCTGGCCTTGTCAATCTGTACACGGATACAGACGTGTGGGTGCTCCGGCGCGATCACTGGAGATGGACGGCAGAAAGGCATCCGCATGGCATGGGCCGCCCGCTCATGGAGCCCATGATCTGGAACGCTACCACCAATAAGCCCTTCGGCCGTTCGCGCCTTAAGGCTCCGGTGCGGCGTCTGATTGACAGCTACGTCCGCACGATCGCCAACGCCACCATTGGCCTTGAGTTCTCGACGGCCCCGCAGAAATACCTGCTTGGCGTGACGGATGAGCAATATGACGCCATCATCAATCAGAAATTTAAGCAGTACATCGGCAACATACTGGCGTCCACGACCAACCCGGAGACCGGCGAGAAACCGACATTCGGCCAGCTGGCGCAGGGAAGCATCACGCCCCATGTCGAAATGGTGCGCCTGCTTGCCACCCAGTTCTCGGCGTCTACGGGTCTCACTGTGACGGATGTCGGCATCGTCAACGATGCCAACCCCACGAGCTCGGATGCGATCCTCGCGCAGTCTCAGACGCTGGTCACTATGGCTGAACAGCTGAACGCGTGCAACGCCGACGCCCTCTACATGATCGCCGTCATGGCGCTGGCCATCGCTCAGCATACCACCATCGACAAGCTCAGCGCAGAAGACCGCAACATCATGGCCCACTTCAAGAACCCGGCGATGCCGTCCGTCAGTGTGACCGCAGACGCGGCGATCAAGATTGCGACGGCCCGGCAGGCGTTCGCAGGCACGGACACGTTCCTCGAGATGATCGGTTTTGACCAGGCAGACATCCGCCGAATCAAGGCGCAGGAAACACGGGCGCGCGGGCTGAGCGTCCTCGAGGACGAGTTCAGGGAGGCATAAGCGGTGCATATCACAGCTATTGAATGGAAGAGATACACGGACAGGCTCCGGCAGATAAGCGACAAGGCCGCCATGCTCATGCAGCAGTATGTCCTCCGGAATGGCTATGAGGTCGACCAAAAGATGATCGATTTCGCCTACGGCCTCGCCACCAAATACGGGGAAGCCGCCGGAGCGCTTGCCTGCGAGATGTACGACAACATGGCGGCCTATTGGGCGATGACATCCGCGGAGCGGCTGGCCATTGCCGCGGCTCAGCCTGCCCCGACAGCTACTTACGCCGAAACGGCGAAAGCTGTCTACGGGTCCGCGAAACAG